CTCATACAGCGCATTCGCAAGAACGATACACTTAGTGCCGACAGGTATCGCCGGAATATTGCAATAATCATCCGTAACGTTAGTCTTCGGACCATTCACCGCACGAACCACCGGATTATTCGTAGTAGTATCAAAACCTACCACAAAGAGCATCAGCTCCTTACCCGGAGTCTCAGTCTGGCCGGACAAATCATAACCCGAAACGCCCTTCACAAGCAACGTAGTAAACGGACGAGGAATAGCCTGATCAGCCGCATCCAGATAAAGAATACCCTGCATACCCTTAACCTCATCGGTCGCCTTAACAGTAGTCAACGTGCTGCGAGCCTCATCAATCATGTAGTGATCCACCTCCGGAGAATTCACCTTAACACGCTTAGCCTTCAGCATCAGATTCATCAACGGGGTGTCATCCGAATTAAATCGAAACAACTCCTCATCAATATCACTCTCAATAAAATTACCGGCATTTACGCCGCCCGTAGCCTCAGCTGCTGAGGATACTGTCGCCGGTGCTCCCGGCACCTGTGTCTGAGCACCGGTGCTCCCTGCAACCACGCTCACACTCTTTACTTCTTCTGCCATCTCATTTATTTTAAAAAACTATATCTTTTCTTATCTCTTCACTCTTACCTCTTACCTCTTACCTCTTACCTCTTCACTCTACTGCGCCGCTCGCGCCAAATCAAAAATAGTCTTCGGACGCTCATCACCCTCTACGCCATTCTTGCCCGCCAACGGCGCCGTGCCATCTCCCTGCGGACGTCGCAACTCCTCAGTCACGCGAGCATTCTTACCGCGAACCTCCCCCTCGGCTCCCGCCTGCTCCACATCCACATCATAATTCTTTGCCTTGATAGCCATCGACAACGCCTCCGGTGATATCTTTCCAAGCATAATCTCCTTCGCCGTCGAAAACAACCACGCCAACGCACCATCTACATCCTCATCAGAAAGACCCTGCTCCGTCTGTACTCGTTCCACCTCGCGAAGCGACTCCTCTATATTCTCGCCCCACTGCTTCTCGTACTCCTTCTCCTCGCTAACACGCTGCATATACTCTCGGTTAGCCTTCGCAAACTCCTCCTGCTTCTCCGGATCATCCAAAGCATCCTTAAGCTCCGTCCCATACATACGTATCAACGTTACCGTAGGATCCTCACCATCCTTCATAGCCATAACCAAGCGAGCACTTCGCGGATCCTGCGCAAACATATCCGCAAGCTTTCCCTCGCGATCCTTATACTCTCCAAGCGACTTGTCGTATTGGTCGTAATCCGCACCTATTCGCCCAAACAAAGCATCATCATCATCAAACGCCTCATCAGGATACTTCGCACGCAATCGCTCCGTAAACTCATCTCGCTTACTCTTAACTGCTTGTTCCTCACCCATTTCTATATAATTTATAGTAACTATTCAATTTATCACTCTACAAATATACACCACCACAGCCTTACCAATCTGTTAACTTTTACCTCTTCTCACATCTTTTTATCATCTTTGCCTCAGTAATTTAGATTTATCCACAAACCTCCTCATCATGAAATACCACGGATCACTATTAGAATTCTCACGCGAACGAGCACAAGACCTCCTCCAGGCATACTTCCGACAGCTCGCCGCCGCACCATACATACGCATGCCCGATATATACCGAGCAGTCGCAGCAGCACCCGCCCGACGGTTCTACGTCTCAACGCCCAGAGCCGCCGCCGTAATAGCAGCAATGACTCGCGGAGACACACTCGACCACATGTGCCCAAACAAACGAGACATGTTCTACGAAATATACCGACGATACACACGCCTCCGCCAGCGACACCCCCGATGGTCATGCACACGCCTCTGTCGCGAAATCGTCGAACAGCCCGCCCCTAAATTCTACATCAGCCCCGGTACCGCCCGAATACTAATCATCAACGAAAAAAAACGCCACTTCAAACGCTCCCGCTAAAAAGCGAAAAGTGTAGAGTGAAGAGTGAAAAGTGAAGAGTGAAGAGTGAAAAGTAAAGAGTGGAGAGGCGGTTTCGTTGGTGCCCCTCGTCCCTCGTCCCCCGTCCCTCGTCCCTCGTCCCCCGTCCCCCGTCATTCTTAATTTTTAATTTTTAATTCCGGCGCAAGCCGGCCATCCCATGTCCGAAATACAAAACATTCTCACCGAAAACAACCGTCGTAACGCCGAAATAAACGCCCCATTCAACCCCGTCACCGGAGAAGGATCCATCGGCGAAAGATTCTCATTCTCCCTCTCCGACTTCCCACTGCAAACCCAGCAGCTACCCATCGCCATGAAGAAAATCCCTCTCATCCAAAAACTCGCCCGCGCCGGCTCTATCCGAGAATTCCTAACAAAAACTCTCCACTGCCAATACCCCTCAGACACCCAGTACCAAGCCGACAGAAAAAAAGTCATCGACCAATTCGTCAGAATCCGAATCCACCACGACTTCCCATTCTGGGCAGCCACATTCGTATGGATAAAAAACAAAGGCGGAGGCGAAGACGTCAGATTCCGCCTAACACGTCCTCAACGCCGTTTCGTAACAACCCTCGAACAAAAACGAACCGCTAACCAACCAATCCGACTCATCCTGCTCAAAGCTCGACAATGGGGAGGCTCAACCACATCTCAGCTATACATGGCCTGGCTACAACTCGTACACCAAACAGGCCTAAACTCCCTAATCATCGCCCACCAAACATCCGGATCAGACGAAATCCGCGACATGTTCAACCGCATGCTCGACAGATATCCACTCGAACTCCTATACCCACTCGGCGCCACATACAACGAAAAAGAACCAAAACTAACCGGCGTAGGCCTCTCCGGACAAATCCACGCCGTACCCCAGCGAAACTGCAAAATCAAAATCGGTACCGCCAAAAACCCCGACTCCTGCCGAGGCGGCGACTACAACCTCGTACACTGCTCCGAAGTCGGCATCTGGGAAGCCACCGAAAAAAAGACCCCCGAACAAATAGTCCGCTCAGCTTGCTCCGGCATCCTGCTCAAGCCATACACCATGATCATCTACGAATCAACCGCTAACGGAACCGGCAACTTCTTCCAACACGAATACGACGCCGCAAAACGTGGCCAGTCCCAATTCGACGCCATGTTCGTCTCATGGTTCGACATCGAACTATACGCAATCCCATTCGACTCCGAACAGCAAAAAATCCAATTCGCAACCGAGCTATACCAAAACCGAAACAACCAAAACACCACCTCCGACCGACAAGAACCCGGCCAATACCTTTACTGGCTATGGCAAAAAGGCGCCACGCTCGAAGCCATTAACTGGTACATCCGCGAACGCGCCAAATGCTCCGACCACGCCGTAATGGCTTCCGAATACCCCTCAGACGACATCGAAGCCTTCGTACACTCCGGAACCCGAGTCTTCGACCGATACAAAGTCGAACAACTAAAACCCGCCTGTCACGCCCCCGCGCAAATCGGTGACGTATACGCCGACTACGACACCGGATCCCGTGCACTCCAAAACCTCCGATTCCGCGAAGACCGACAAGGACTACTCTGGATCTGGGCTCAACCCGAAATAGACCCCGACGAAAAAGTCACCGACCGATACCTCACAGTCGTCGACGTCGGCGGTCGCTCACACAAAGCCGACTGGTCAGTAATACTCGTATTAGACCGACTATTCATGACCGAAGGCGGTAAACCCGTCGTCGTCGCACAATGGTACGGACACATCGACATAGATATCCTCGCCTGGAAAGCAGCGCAAATCGCCGCTTACTACGACAACTCGCTACTCGTCATCGAATCAAACACACTCGAAACTCACGATCGTACACGCGACGTAGACGGAGACCAATCTCAATTCATCCTAAACCAAATCAAAGACATATACCCTAACCTATACTGCCGCCGCCAATCAGAAGAAGAAATCACGCAAGGGCTACCCCGCCGATACGGATTCCACACAAACATAGCCACAAAACCAATGATCATCTCAACACTGGTAAAAGTCATCCGCGAATCACTATACATCGAACGAGACACTCGATGCCTCGACGAATACATCACCTACGAAAAAAGAAAAAACGGATCATTCGGAGCAATCATCGGCAAACACGACGACCTCCTCATGACCCGCGCCATTGGACTACACATCTGCTTCTACGAAATGGATATCCCAAAAATCATCCCCACGCAAAAGCAAATCCTCCACCCCAGAAAACGCCCCGCATCCGCAGCCTCATTCTAACTCTCCACTCTTACCTCTTCACTCGTCCCCCGTCCCTCTTCATTTTTAATTTTTAATTCTTCATTTTTCATTTGCTGAGCTCGCTCAGCATTCGCCTGTATCGACTGAAGCAAATTATCCGCAAACGGAAAATCTCCCTGCTCCAACAACTGCTCAACTGTTATCGCCTGGCTCTGATACAGCTGCATCAGTATATCATTTGCCATCATACGATAGGCCGGCGTATTCGTACTCTCTACAATATTCAAATCAAAATCAATATCACGAACACTCTGAGGCGAAAAACCCGTCCATGCATCATCGCCAACAATCTCCAGAATCTTACCATCATCATAAAACTGCTGGATATTCTTAACATCCTTCATCGCCCCATCACGAACAAACGCACTGAAACACTCCAAAATATCCAACAGCGAAGTAGTAGCATTCTGCGTCTGCTGACTATACAACGACGCCGACATACCCGAATACCCCGGCTTACCCTGCAGAGCACCATTAACACCCGAGATATCCTCAAAAAACTTCAACTGAGTACCCAACAACTCCGTAATACCAACATTCGTCGAATTCTGCGATATCTGCTGTGGCATCGGAACCCCAGCCTTCGGCTTATATACTATAATACCATCAAAACGACTCCACTGATCAGCAATATCATCCATCGAAACCCCATCCGGCAACGCCGTATCAGGAAACATCAAAACTCCCTTCGCCGACGAACGCATGATAAAATCATACAACGTAATCAAGCGGTTAACATATCGCTGCTGATCAATAACATTATTCACAAAACTGTGAATCTCACCATCTATAAACGGATACCCCTTAAAAACATACGGATGGCTCTTATGTGCATACGGAGTCTCACCCTCCTTCAAAATATCACCAAACGGACTCAAATAATAAAAATACCAATAAGTATCCATCATCCAAGTCGCCTCGATCAACGGAACATCATCCTCCGCTATACCCTGCTGACGAGCCATCGCCATACGCTCCGCATTGCGTGCCTCAACCATCTCACCATAATCCTCAACCTCAATCTTATAAACATCACCCGTATTAAAATCATGACAACGATATCGAGGCTTCGACTCCTTACGCCAAACCTCTATCACACGACAACGCGAAGCATCGCGCGGAACCAAAAACGAATAATCACCCTGCAACGAATACCCAAACTGCTGCGCCGTCGTAGCAATATGATCCCTATTCTGTGCAAACATATAAATACTGCGAAAACGCTCATAATCCGCCGGAGACTCCGCAAACGTCGCACACAACGTATCAAAATCAATATCATGAACCTCCCCCAAGCAGCTAACATCCCACCCACGGAAATCACGCATATTATTATCAACAAAGAAATTATTCGGATGCACATAATCAGTCCAACAATCCAACTTATCATTACGATAAGAAAAACTCTTACGCTCAACAATCAAACCCGAAATCAGAAACTCCTCCATCGCACGAGCCTGCATCTCTGTCATACGATTCAACTGCATATTATACTGCAGCAACGTCGTCAACGTCTCACCATACTTCTGCTCATGTCTGTCACGAGCATGACACGTCGGCTCCTTCGACTGAGACCGGTATGCCCCAAGAACACAATTAACCAACCTGCGAATCAGATTATTCTTCAACGGAATATTCCCCTGCTTCACAATATACTCCTCCTCAGTCATCCGGCAACCATCCACCTCAACCCAATCACGCCACTGATCACCATAACAATAACGCTTATTACGCTCACGATCCCTACGAAATCGATCCATACAGCTCCAAAAATGCTGAGCCTGCATCAACACATCATACGCACGCAGACTCCCACGATCACTCGCCGCTGCACGAACCGAATCCATATCCGTCCCACAACCCTTAACACAAACCCTACTCTTGCGAAACAAACGCTCCCTCTTCTCTTCTCTCATCTCAATATCTCCCTAATTTCTAATTGCGTTAACACTTTCATTATTTTTTCCTTCCTTACCGACTTCATGTATAAGTTTTAGCATCTTATGCATATAGTCATACATCGTAGAATCCATCTGAGCACGCTCTTCTTCATCTTGAGCCTCGCGAGCTGCTTTTTGATAAGCCTTAATATCCGGATCAAAAGCCTCGAATATTTCCCAACGCTGATACTTGTCTGAATTCTCCAAGAAATCAAGTTTCTCTGCATAGTCAAGCGCTCCTTTACCTGCAGCATTCGTATATTTACGGACTAAACGACCAGTCTCCTCGCACTCCTTCTTATATTTGTAATACTCACTTTTGAGTTTACGATATGCGGTCCGTTCGTCACCGCTCTTTACAAGGCGGTTTGCAATAGGTGTATTCCGCCATTCGAACTCTCTGTCACCGAATATTGATTCACCGGTCTTGTACACTTTTGATGGGAATGAATACATCCCGCCAAAGGTGCCGCTAATCAGATATTCCAATTTCGCAGGATTAATATCTATCGCACCTTTCTTGTAATCATCGCCACCCGTTGTAGAATTCAGCCAACGTGCAAAGTCTACCAAATGAGTACTGGTATTAGAATAAGCCTTCGTCCACTCCGGATCAGCCCTGTTATAGTCGTTATTACGAGATATAGGCATACCCGTCCAAGACTTATTCATCACGTAAGCTTCTGTTGCCGGTTTGGCTAAGCTCGGTATGAGAGGATTTACACCACCTCCACCTTCGAGCATATCAAGCGGCATCACTTGAGAAATCTGGCTCATCATTTGAAATGCAAGCTCGCTATCGCTGTATCTCTCTTTACCGGTAATAGTACCGCATGCAAGCTCTCCCATGCCATAGATAGCACGATATTCAATAGGCAATGGGATTGTGATCCACTGCTTACCTGCTCTAAAGCAGATATTAGAACGGCGGATATATTCCGGCAAGTTATAGTATGCGTTTTCATCATCGTCATCACCATCTCCACCACCTATCATTTGTGCAATAACGGGGATTAGATAGCCGAGACCGAAAAGCGCCCCCATAAGACCTACAAACTTTGCAGGATTACGTTTTGCCCCATGTCTCATTACATTGGAGAGTCCTTGAACACCGGCATTCCAGAATACATAGCATAGTCGTCCGATTCCGCTTATGTAGCTACCGAGCTTCCCTAATCCGGTCTGTCCTGTCGCGTTGACCATCTTTCCTCCGCTACCCTTCTTATTGAAGTTTACGCTTACCTCCTTTGCATCGTAGATAGATCTTCCAACGCTTCGGCCATATTCGCGAGATGTTACAAATGCTGCAAAACGAGCACAGTTCTCTGCAGCCCTGTTAAGCATATCTAATTGTAAAGCTAATATGTGCCATACCTTCTTACCGATATTCCCACCATTAAGCTCATTTAGCTCTTCTGCTACTGCTTTTTTATGCGCTTCAATATCGCGAACACTTGTATAGCCAGTCTCGCCACCATTAAGCATAAATTGCTTAAATAGTCGCTCGGTCTTACTGGTATCCGACAATGTGCCACGCTCCCACTTACCGATCAATCGTCGCAATATTATCGGATTGAATTTACCGAAATTCTTATGGAAAGCTAACGCATAACGAGGACTCTCCTTCACCCATGACATACAGTTTGAATAAATCATATCACGAAAGAAGTTACTAACTACGAAATCCGGATTACGGGTAGTGTAGAACGCAGATAATTGTCTATTTATCCATTGTGCGCCCTTAAAAATATTCCCTACTGCTCCGGATGCTTCTACGTCTGGATTTGTAAGACCGTTAATAGCTTGTGCAGCTCTCGGATTGCCATTGATGATCAGCACGTATGTACGCCCATTACGTTTAACCAATACTTGGTGTTCCTCGAGGTTACCATTTATAACTCTGTATGGCACATCCGCCGCTTCTCGGCCTCTCTTGTATTTGTCAGGCGCTGCTTCTTTGAGAGTTTCCATATTCTCTTCAAAAGCTTTCACCTTGCTTTCGACTTCTTCCGGAGTGTCATTCGGATCTATATCGACAAATACCGGCTCCCATAATCCTGTTGCGTCATTCTTTTGCAACCATAAATCATGAACACTAACCGCATCACTTGGATGATTGAGCACGAAGTTAAGGAAACGTTGCTTCATAAGGTTTCGGTTACCCTGGCGTATGCCGGCTTCTGCCATCATCGCTATTGTCGCAATAGGATCATCAGCCTTACTCTTTCGTCCTTCTGCCTTCTTAACGATGCTGCCTCTCATTGCCGAGTTGTCATCCAGCATATATCCATAAACCTCATCACTCGTGGTTTCATCAAAACCTCGCAAAGGGATATAGTACTTATACATGCTGCTAACGTTATTCAGCGTTTCCTCGCTGATAATGCCGGCATAGTACAATCTCTCAAGCGTTTCCTTAGTTGCCTTGTTGACTGCATCCCATAGATCATCTATATCATAGGCATCGTGAGAAGATTCGTATTCGTCAACAATCTGCTTGGCTAACTCTTCCGCCTTCGCCCAATCTTTTTCGCCTGTCAAGCCTGTTAGGCCGGCAAAGTCACGATCAGCTTTTTCCCCATTTTTTGTCGCTTCGGCACGCATATATTCATTACGCTCCAGACCATGCTTAGCCATCATGTATTTCGTAAGAGCTTCCTGCGCCTCCTTGCTCTTACCGGTCAATCGGCTTACACATTTCAAGAGAGGTTTCATGAATGCGACATTATACCAATGCTCCTGTGCAGCATTGATACTCGACATAGCATTTTCGAACTGATAAGCATTCTCGCTTTCCGGGACATCCTCCATACGTGTTCCCTTCCCCAATATAGCTTGGTAAAGCGATTTCAAGCCCATCATTGAATCTTGTACCGCTTCGGTAAACTGATTCATGGCATTGGCCACCATTCGGTTATAAGCTTCGCGTGCTTCTGTTTTTATGCGAGGCGAAAAATCTCCATCTCTTAGAAGATATTCATCTTCATCGGCAGCTTCGATATTATCAGCTCTCTTAGCATCGTAGCTTACACCTAATCTCTCCTGCATTGAAACATTCTCGGCTTCACCTAATATACTATTAAAGTGTCCCGGCTCTGCAAGATTGACGTAGCTTCGCCAAAGCAGGTAGCGCAATTCGTTGTCTGTTAGCACAACGCCTGCATGCTCGAAACCTTTGAATCCTATTTTAGATAGCATATCCATAAATAGGCTCTTGACTCTGTACCACCATCCATCGAATCCGGTTCTTATTTCGCCATATTCCGTATCTTCGGCAAGGCTTGCCAAATATTCTTCGGTAGCAGTGCGGAAGTCCCATCCATTTCGAGCTGCTAAATTCGCAATCTTTTCACGTATTTCCAGATCAGCTGATTTATAGACATTGTCTAAGAAATCATTAAAATGCTCACCGAATAATTTACGAAGTCCATAATGAGCTACTGCTTCATGAAGGAGAGTCACCTCAATATCCGAAGCATTCAAGTTATTGCGCAAGATGATCGTGATCTTGCCTGTACGTCTATTAAAGAATCCTTTTGCCTTAGCTCGTCGACCGGTGAGACCGGAGGCATCCTCGATGACTTCGACATTTGTCAAGTGTAGCTTCTTGACTAACTCCTCAACACGTGCACGCATACGAGCGCGTTCTCTTTCGACAAAACGCTTCTGTTGCGCTTTCGTAAATCTGTTTTTACCGAGCACTCGGCTGCCGGGATCATTCAAGAATGACATCTCGCTATCGCTGTATTCACCATAGCCGTCACCCTCGCGTTGCAAAGTTTCGTCCTCTGTCTCAGCATTTTTTTCATCCTCAATTTTGGGATTCTCAAAATCTTTGATTATCTTTGCCGCACGAAGCTGCTGATCGGTCAGTGAGGCTGTCCCCTTAGGAGGGACCAATCCTAACCAATCGGCAGCTTTCTCTTTGTCTACATATTTCAGATTATCCTTACCGAAATCACTCTTCTCAGTGCTCATCTCTGCCAGCACCCTCTCGATATCCTTACCATGAACACTCGCAATCTCATTAACCTCTACAGCCTTCCCATTGCGTTCCAACTTCACAGCCGCAGTAATACGCTGATCGCCACGCTGCATATCTGTAATCACAATAAGCGATTTCGCCTTTGAACCCCAGGTGTAAACCATCAACGGATCCTGCAAAGCCTCCGGCAAATCCTTGACATCTTCAATACTCAAATTATGCTTCTTCATGTGAGACCCCAATGTTTTAGGAGTCATAAACATCTCCGTAGTATTTAGACCACATGCGCGTAATACACGACCTGGCTTACCTAAATGTAGATTATCGTATTGTTCACCATTTGCAAAAGCATCCAATTCCTGATTAAAGGTATCGTTTATCTGCTTCAGCTCATATGAGCTCTGTATCGCATTTTCAAACCGAGTTACGGTGCTATTCATGTAGCCGCCACCTGTGTATGCGCTATACATACGTGCATCGAAACTATTCATAAGCGTTTCAAGTGCACGATCCAATACTGTAAGCGCATCCGTTGAATCTTCTGCCTTTACTTGCTTGATATCAATACCCAATAGCTGCTTAATACCATTCAGCAAGTATCTCCACAGTTTCTTGGCTTTAAGCTTCATGCGGAATACAGGATTAGCCAACTCTGCCATCATCTCGTAGGCATTTGTCATACCATACTCTACATTATCGGAAATCTTTGTACCTTGACGCAAACTCACTCTGAATTCAGGATCATCTTTGATTATATCGTATACGTCGTAGATATCCTTACAAGCCTGTATTTGTTCTTCTGTTAGGTTCCCTGTCATTCCGTTCTCATATCGGCTCATGATATAGCATGTAACGGCATGGATCATCTCATGAACAATGGTTGATGCTTTCTGCTCATCGGAGATACGCGTCGAATTGAACATGTTCCCATTTAGTTCAATTGCATTTTGGCCGGGAGCGTAGTGTGCAACAACATTATCAGAACGGAATTTGGAGATATCATTAACCACTCGGAATCTAATACCGGGTACTTGGCGAATTACAGCAAATACTCTGTCAGCTAATGTAGACAATTCGACATTATCAGCATTCAACGAACGGAATGCCTCCTCGAATTTATCTGCATCCATCTCTCCACGCACTTCGTTTTCAACGCGACCTTCTGCAAGATTCTTTATCTGCATACTCGTCTTGCCGAGCGCTGCTTCTATCATATCTGCAACAATGCCATAGATTTCAGCTAAACCCGGGTATTCCTTTTCGGTTATTCTGTATGATAGCCCATATTTATTTTGAGCCTCTTCATATTCCATGCCTTGCATATCTCGCAACACAAGATATGTTTGAGCAAGTCGCGTTCTATACTCATAATACTCGTCGTTAACTATGTAATCATATCGTATAGTGAATCCGTTCTGCTTTTTAATAGTGCCATACTTATCGACTCTTGGAATACAGCAAACATCCCCCTTGGTATAAAATGTTATCTCGTTATACGAGTCGTAGATATCCGGGACAAGCTTGCCACCAACTTTTCTTCTACGAAGGATTGGAGACTCCTTGAGATTTGCTGCAACCTTCTTAACGCGCTTTCTAACTCTGAATTTCTTATCTATGGTTCGCGCCGGAACATCAACAGCTTTTAGATCCGCAAATAGTGTTTTCTGATCGGTCCTATTGCTCAAATCGACTCTCACCTTATCCGGCATTCCCTTTCTAAGGTCTTCATTACTTACCTTGTCGATAACTACAACTTTGCTTTGATTACCATTGAATACGAATGCCGGCAACTTAATTTCGGCTGATACGACAGCTTCATCCGGCAATTGTAAATTAGCATCAGCACTAACGACAGCCACAATACGGCCACCCTCCTCAAGATGACGGAAAGCTTTGGATATGTTAATCTGATCATGTGTAGTAGGCACTAAAATATCGTTAGTTTTGCTATGCTCACAATTCATGACTACACAGTCAGCCTTATTACTGATGCTATAGTCTTTGAAAAATTCTTGCAATATCTTTCGGCCTCCTCCACCTATCATTGCTAATAGACGGGTATACTTATCCATTGCTGCTTCGAGTGCAATCAGGCGAGACTTACCGGGAGCATACTTTGCTATGCTGCCTCGCTTGGCATTGGGGATCAATAATGTCTCACCATTTTCCGATTTTGCCCACTCTATCATCTTGTAACCGATAGGATTCGGCACTTCCATCTCATCGAAGCTCTCCGGTTTCTCTTCTGCAGCCCATTCGCTATAATCATTCACTGCCTCTTCATAACCACCGCGCTGTTGCATTGCTCGGTCATCCAACGCCTTTCCACCTTTACCCATATTATCAGTTACGGGTATATCACGGGCACCAAGAACAGCTCGCATGATACTATCTCGCAAGCCACGAGACTTACTACCTAATGCAAGATTCTCCTCGGTTTCACTACGTCCGTTGATTTTTAGTGCAAAAGCAGCCACCTCAAGATCTATACCGATAATCGGATATTCGAATATTGCATCACTCTTATTACCGATACGATAAATACGTCCCTCTGTTTGAATAAATTCAATAGGACTTTGTGGTAATGATAGCGACATTAAGACTCGCTGATGTTTACCGGTCTTGTCATGCAAGTCAATACCCTCCTTCGCTGACTGGACTTGACAGATAATTATCTTACATGGCGAATTATCATCGTTGAAGACATCTCGAGCAGCTTGTTTAACAGAGTCAGACACGGTTCCATTAAACTGGACTACCATAGCTGATTTTAAACGTGGCTCTTTGGGAGGTCGTTTCCCATCTGCAATTGCTTTCTGATATTTCTTAATCCATTGTGCATAATCTTTCTTATACTGAGCCTTCTCCTCTTCAGTTGCAAATGCCTCAATGATTTGTTCATTGGGAAATTTCAGGTTCAAGTTCTTCTCCCAGGAGAGCAGATCCTGGTATTCAGCGGCAAACATCGCAGCCATTTGCTTGAGGTTCGAGTCTTCCATCGCTGCTTTCAACCCGGTTGCGAATGGTGGAGTAATAGGTTTAATAGAACTCATTCGTCTATGATATATAGCAACCTTTCTACCATGTGCCAAATGCTCCTTTATTCGCGCAATACTTTGTTGAGTCTTGATAATCTCGAATAATGCGGTCATTGTAGGATAATCACTCAACAGATTGCTAAAAGCCTTTGCAAGCGCTTGATATTTACCTTTTGTCAGCTCATTAATTGCCTGGTTGATACGTGCGCTTGCTGGATCGCTTAGCAATGGGAATTCACGTGAATAGTCATATTCACTATCCAATGCTCGTCCGCTTGAAGTGTTGAGATCATTCTGCAAGTGATCGGAAAACTCAATCTCTTGTTCACTCGCAAGCTGAGGGTCTGTTATGGCAGCTTCAGTCTTACGCGCCACCATACAATTATTGGCACGCTTATGCGATGCTCCGAATTTATCCATTACAAATGCCCCCTGTCGTTGAGCTCGTTCCTCTTCTGTTTCGTACACAGGAGCGTTTTCTTCGCGAGGATAAGAGAATATATAGCTTTCTGCATAATCCATACTCAACGCAGTGTTAAACGGCGTTGCAGACAAGAACACAACCTTTGTATTGTCGACTTCCTCTTGTGCTTTTGCCAATTCTTCCTTATTCTCTAATGTTGATTTAAGGATATCCTGCTGTTGAATGTGATTCTGTTCGGCTTCATTTGAAAGCGCTTCTAACTTCGCGACAATGCCATCCTTGCCACCGAGTGAACGAATTGTTTTGATATCGGCGGTACTAAGACTCGTTGAAGGTCTACTCGCCTTCTTTGACATGCTTTGCAAATACGCTATCTCATCTTGAATTTGTCTGCCTCTTACAAAGAGAGGTGTATTAAAGAGTTTGCGTCTAACCACTTGCTGTGCATCTCGATTACAGAGCATGTGCTGCATTCTTGTTCTTGCGGTGACAGTACCAAACTGATTCTCCATCAGCTTGTGGCTCTCATCAAAGATGATCAAATCGAAAGAGTCTTCAAGTAGCGAATAGTTCTGATACATATTCGCATACTGAGTAACCACAACACCTTCACCTTTAGACTTTGTATCCTGCAGCATTGAGGCATTTATTCCGAGATTTTTGGCATCTCGGATAAAGTCTTTAATCTTAGATTCAGATGCTGTGACGATAAGTATTCGACCTTTCCCTCGTTTTAAGAATCGTTTCGCAATACCGAGACCTGTGTATGTTTTGCCGGTTCCGGTTCCATTAGTGAATAGATATCCTTTCCCATTACCATGCTCTGCATCCTTATGGCTTTCGTTGAAGAATTGAATTTCTGCCAATTCAACATCTTCTTGCTGCTTCGGCAACAAGAAAGGTAGAGATTCACGTATATTTTCGATATCGCCAAGGATAGTAGCGACAGGCTCCGCTGCTTCCTGTTGTTTGCGTTTCTCCTCGATGCTCATTGCCATCTGCTTGCGCAAATCAGCTTCATCGAGTATTGATGCCCATTCCGAGATCTTGTGTACCTCTCCATTTATCTCAAATGGAGTATCCCACATCATTCTGATAAACTCATCTATCTGTTCCGGTGTTAGGTGCGTAGACTGGCGCAGCACGCCGTCAAGCTTGCCGTGCATTTCTTCACACCAACGTTTAAATCGGCGGTATCCCATGCGCACTAAAATACCGCCAATTTTTGCAGTAGAGACGAACGCCCTTGCCGCATTTACGCCAAGGTTCGCCATGAGCGCTGTCACATCATAAAGTCTATCCTGGGGAGGCAACAATGCATCCTTTAGAATATCCTTTAGATTGTCAAGCTCAGCTGATAAGTCATCTTTTAAACTTGTAGCACTGCCTGATCCGGTTTCAGATATCCCTTGTCCATTAGCTCCAGAAACGCCTTTGCCGCTTCCTCGTCCTCCTCGCTTGCTACCCCCAAGAGATCCGCTGCTCCCACGTACACTGCTTCCTCCGCGTCCATTACTTCCGGGACTATTCCGTACAGCCACGGGTGTTCCTGAAGATACGCCGATATTGCCTCCTTCTCCATCAGATGAAGCCACATCGTTCGGACTATTCGTTCCGCGTAGTCCGTTTCCGGGTACATTATCTGCATGGTCTCCGTTATCCACTTGCAGACTCGATCCTCCGCCAGATCCGCCTCGTAGGGTTCCAGCTTCATCAGATCCGCCGCCCAACTGTGTTTCGTCGGCATGTTCGCTATTGCCTGTACTCTCTCGTGATTGATTTCTAACATAATCTTTAGCTATATTATATGCAACTATAACTGCAGGACTTCTATCACCTTTGATATATTGCAACGCAGGTGCCGTTATTTCACTTGGAAGTCCGCTATTACGTATCTCATCTTCTGTTAAATCTTTATTATCTTCTTGACTATCATCAGATTTTTTACTACCTTTGCCCTCAGATAACTCTTGGTCAGCAGGATATTGATGAGAATTGGGCTTGTCGAGAAGTGACTGCTGTTCAGGAGTTATTTCTTTATCCTTATATATAACCTCTTCAACTGCTGTTAATCCGGCATCGTTTCTTCTGCCAAATATGGTGGATATAGAATTAACCTCCATATCACGCCCCGAACTTTTTACATCAACACCGACTACTATAAATTCCCCTTTGGGCGTTTTGAGTGTAGTATAGATTCTGTAAGAGTTATCCTTATTATTAATTCGCGTAATCGCAAATGGATGTTGCAGAGCCTCCGGCAATTGCGCCCATACCTCTTCCGGAAGATTATGCTGAGCATCCTTCCCCATATGACGGGCAATTACCCCATAACGAATAGTAAACTTGTCACCTGTAAGTCCAAGAGCCTTCATAAACTCAGGAGTTTTAGCTACATCAAAATATTTCATTTGAAATAGCTTATTGGCGACCTCCTTCCCTTTCGTATATAGAGTATGAACGACATCCATCAGACTCGGTTTCGTCGAGTCTGCCGTATCGAGCGTAGCAGGCGGAAGAGTTATTTCACCATCGCCTTCAGTTCCTCCTGAATTGTCGGTTGTCCCTTCTCCTTGCGGATTCTGTTTTCCGCCTCCACCATCGCTTTCGCTTCCTGATCCCCCTGTTTCATCAGTTTTAGTTGTGCCACCCACAACATCGCGTCCTTTATTTCCATTGTAATCAATATTTAGTACTTCCTTAATCGCAGCTGCCAATGTACGAGGCGTACGATCCGGATTTGGGTCAAATAAGTTTGCCTCTTTTTTGCCTTGTATAAGGTCATATAATTCGTTGAATACAGCCTGCATGTGCGACTGACTATCACCCTTATACATTGCAACAAGATGTAGTGCAAAGTTACTAAATTTATTGGAAGGTAGAACGGGTTCACCGGTAATTAAATCAAATTCATATTGACGTTTCCAATCTTCCAACGCGCGTAACGCCTCCTCTATATTCTTTGCATTGCTGAATCGGTCGTTGGTACGTACCATTTCATAAGCTATGATTGACTGCTGGATCTCATCGAGCATGCTATTGGAAGGATCGCTCTCAAAATCACGGAATGCAGTTGCCAAGATTGCTCTTTGAGCTTTTGCCGGCATATTACTGAAATATTTAGGCAAATTCTCATTACCCTCAGCAAATATCGTATCGAACACAATATTGCGAAGGTCATTTTTAGCTTCTGCAGTCAACTCACCACGGCTATCAAACGCGCTCTGCGATTGTGTATCGCTTATGATTTCCAACTCATTTAGCCATTTGATAACCTTTGCACCATTGGCATCTATTAACTGTGAGAATGACATTTCATCATCTCCTTGCATTAATAGCTGTATGAAAGCACGCATCTTTCCGGCGCTTCGTAATTTTTGGCAAACATTACGCGATTTAATTCGCTCAATACCTCCACTCTCGGTATCTGTTGCGGTATATTGCCCAAGCTCTATTGCACGCTCATCAGAGACATTCGCACGACGGACCAGAACCGGATGCTGCATATTAGCAACCGCCTCAGCATCGAGCCCAAACTCCTCGGCATGATCAATTAGATATTGCTTGTAAGCAGCGCCACTGGAGCTGCCATAGTCCTCCCACATGATACGCAGTGCATCACTACGGCCATTACCTTGAACAACCTCTCCTCTTGCATTGACGACCGGGGCGCCTGTATATGCAGTAACACCACCCGTTATCTCCTCCGGATTCATATTTGCTGCCATGTCGGTTGCTGATATGCGGCTCGCATTATCTGTACGATCTTTTGGCTGTGCTTCCGGAATAAAGTGCTTAGGATTGGCAACGCCTCCTCTATGGCTTGGTTGTACTTCCTCAGCCTCAACTACGACATATTGCGCTTCCTCCTTTACCTTCTTACTGAATTTAACATCTGTCTTACCGCCTTCAACACCGGTAATCGGTTGCTGACGTTCTACAATATCAGTACCCACTCTGCGTTTCCCTCTTGCCCGAGCATCAACCGGTTTGTCTTCGCTAATGTCCGGTATATTTCCGAGTTCCTCTCTGAGTCGTTGCTCCTCTTCCTTACGTTTTCTTTCAGCTTCTGCAGCCGCCTCTGCTTGTGCACGGATCTCCGCCTCTTTGCGACGCTGCTTTGTGGATGCTATTTTCTTCCAATGTTCAAGTGCCGCTGAGGCTGCCTCTACTTCAGCACGAGCTGCCTCTGCATTAGATTCCGCTGTGGATAATTCATTCTCCTTTTGTGCAGCGGCTGCTTCCATAGCGGCTATTCGCTCCGTGATGCTTAACTCCGGATCCACTTCGGTTTCATTCGACTCTTGCGAGTTTTTAACATCGGTCAATTCCCTCTCTGCCTGATCAAGAACTTCCTGTGCTTCCTGTTTGCGCTTCTCAGCCTTCACCACTTCCTGTGCTGCGATTTGAGCTGCGATTGCCTCGCTGCCGTGTGCTTGTGCGACAAGACCATCCCACGCGACATCCGGATCTACCTGATCATACATTGGCTCACCCTTTTCATCCGTAGGTATGGCTAACATTTGATTGCCATTTCCTTGCGTATCTGACTGCAAATTATTACCTTTGCCAACGGAAGACGAGTTATTATGAGTATTGGCAGCTGCATTATCTTCGGATAGCGTGAGGATCAGCCCTCCCTCCTTAATAGCTTGTCTTTTTTTACGTTCAAGTTCTTCGCCTCCAATGTAATGCCAATTGACTATTTCCATGTGAGACTTATCCGGATTATTCACCTCGACAACAACCGCTGAACTCTTATCGGCGAGATGTACAAGTATCCAATTATAAGGTCTGGATGCTTTCCGATTTTGTCCATACAAAGAAGGATTATACAAAGCTTCTCTTAGAATTTTTCTACTATCCTCCGGAGTCAAATCCTTATGGTTCTTTCGATTCTTACCAAAAATATTTTTCTTTATAATTGGTACTCTTCCATTAGCTCCAAGTGCATCATTCACAGCTTGAGGTAAAGTCGGGAGCTCTATGCTTCTGCTTGGCTCTTGAAAATCCTCATCACTAATCTCATCAACCGATTCAACAGCCTCCAACTTTAAACTGCCATCATCATTTATCGGATTCCCTTGATTATCCACAAGCTGCTCTGCCTTACGCTTCTGCTCAAACTCCTCTACCTTTTGTTTTTGGACTAAGTCTGATTCCTTTTGCAAATCCTCCGGCTTATAGGTATACAACCCTCCATCAGGATACTCAACAGTAACCTCACCATTTTCATTCAAACCATCGCCGATAACCGTAACATCAACATATCCGCCTTTGCCATCCGTCAGCGTTATTGTCTCACCCTCGGTAAACGACAACGTACCATTCATATCGTTAACTGCAGATTGAGAAACCTCATTACTGATTCTTTCAGCCTCTGACTTCTTAATCTCCTCCGGATCTTGTGCCTCTTCAACCGATAGGATACGATTTATGTTGGTAAATTCAACCTCGCCTGTTTCTGCATCCTTTACGATTAGCAGTTCTGATGACTCATCGCTATTAATGTTCCCATCTTGATTTGCCTTAACAGTGCCGGATATAACATAAACTTTGCGACCATCATTCATAGTTGCCAAATGGATGGCACCGGTGTCTTTATTAGTAATAGCATCGACATTAGCATCACTTTGTGCGACCTTAGTGTCAATCTCATCACGCACCATTTGGAAGACACCATCATGTACCATTTTCGCATTTACATAGTCTCTTGCGGCATCCACCACACCGGGATCATATACGCCACTATCTCGCAGTGATTTCAGTGTAGCAATAGGATCTTGATCCAGTTGCTCAACGACATCGGATGGCAATACCTCCTTGACCTGTGACAACTTCTGCTCATACATGCTTTGAGCATTCATCATCTCGCCGCGAGTCGTAGAATTGTAGCCATTGAAGAAAGCCTGTGATGCTGCCTCTGCATCTTTATCCTTTTTGTCACCAATCTTTTGCAACAGCATTTCTCGGAGATTATAACCTCGGAAATTTAGAGTTTTCTCCATGTAATCCATAATCGCTGATCTTTGCTGTTCATTAATAGTTTTGTCTTTTATGATCACACCGGCAAGCGCCCCCATTTCATCATTCTGTCGGTTGTCTATAATAGAACGCATCGTTTCCCAATCAGCCTGTGGGAAAAGAGCTGAAGCTCGTGCATCTGCACGAGAGAGCTGATGCTTAAAGTAAACATACTTCCCTTTCTCAAGACCCTGTGCACCCTTCTTAGCACCAAAATTGAGTAACATTGTTCCACCACCTGAAACGCCTATACTCATCGCCATTCCGCCCCAGATATCGCCGTGAAACTTACCATCTAAGAAGTTATTCTTCCCTCTGCTACCATCCGGATTCGTACCATATGCACTATCGAGATTGAGCATCGTTTTCCATAACTGCCCATAATATTCCTCACCGACTTCACCGAAGTACCCATTAACGCCGGCACGCGCTAAGAATTTATTGGTATTAGATAGAATTGTCCCTGCTCCCTCTCTTGTAGATTTAAGTATGGCTGCAGTTAGATTGCGAGCGCCAAGTGCACGGGTAACGTCTGAAACTGATGGGATATGCTCACCCCACATTTCGGAGTAGTTTTCAAGCACCGCATCAACACCGGCTTGGTATAATGCAGATCCCCAGGACTTGTCATCTGCAAAATGCATCTGTCCTGTCTTATTATCGACTATAACGTCGCCATATTTTGAGTTTATAACACTCGCGGCAGTGCCCAACCCTTGAACTGTGGCGGTCATTAGCGGAGCATGAATAAGTAAGTGTTCCGCCTGTACACCTAACGCTCTGAGCGTTAATGATGATGTAAGACCGCTAAGTCCTTGCGCGGCAAGTGCCTTTGTCATCGTGCCACCGGAACGAAGATAGGTTAACAAGCCATCACGCGCAATCTTCATCGCGACAGCCTTGGATGCACGATCTCCTCCTATCTTTGCAGCAGCTTTAACAGCAGCTTTTTGTGCAATTTTAGGTGTCAATCCGGTGGTAATAGACTTAAAGCCTCCTGTTATAAGGAAGTCTTTCATGAACGATAGCGAACTACCTGCAATATCGCCCCAACTGCTACCGGCACCAAGATCACCATATTGGCTTTGTACGTTTTGTGATAAGTAGGTTTCGTACAACGCATCCTTTTCGGCGCGTGTCATTAAGTCCGGATTAGTATTTGATTTTTGGGCTATCTGCGCTGTGGTAGATGCCTTTTTGAGTGCGCTATATCCGAAGTCCCAAGCATCGAGCCTTGCTATCTGTTGACCTGTATTACGAAAAAAGTCATGGAGGAAACGTTCTCCATGTACAGCTTTATCTTTTGCGTTGTTTAGAGTCTGAATCTCATCTTCAAGCGTGCTCTTCTGAGATTTTAATGCATTGTATGTCGGATCCTCATTAAGAATCTGGTTATACATATTTGTACCTGCATTAGATGATGCATCACCACCACTCATTAATATAGAGGTAGTGATAGGATTCTTTTTGAAGTCTTCATCGATTTTATCAATAACCTCATTATATCTTGCCACAATCTGTGATTTCACGTCATTTAGACGCTGCTGTGCACGCTGTAATTGAGCATTAATCGACATATCAGCCTCGGCACGCTGCTGTTGCCAGCTGCTGCTCTCGACATCTGCTATTGCCTTGTTTGTGGTTCTCCCATCCGGAGTTAAGTACGTCTGCTGTGCTTTGCCAGTAGTCGGGTCGAGCTCTAACTTGTTTGATTTTGCGGTTTTGCCATAGCTCATATCCTTTGAGGTCGTCTTGATATACTCTTGCATATCTTTATTTTGTTGATCAACCTCATCGAACATTGCATCTGCTTTCGCCGTGAGTTCTGCGAAATTAGCCTTATCTTTTGCGGTCGGTTGCCAAGCATTCACATATCTTACCGGTTTAATCGGTGCAGATGGTTGCGTAGTAATCGGTTTGGCAGATAGTGTGTACTTGTATCCATTATCTTTACGACGTTTATGTGCATCAGATAATGCAACATGCCCTTTAAACTCTTTTCCATCCTTCTGTGTCCCCTCCATATACACACGTATCGGGGCACCCGGATTTTGATCAGCCCAGGCCTGCAGTCCACCTGCCTCTTTTACCTCATTCTCCGATACGGTGAAATCCTTTCCTCCTCGGCGTAACTTAAAATACTGCGATGCTCTTGCCGGCTTCGCTGATGCCGCATAGCCTAACTGCTTCGAGAAATCATCATAGCTGCCATAATCATATTCACTCACCGTAGCATCATACAGCTTACGGCGCTTAGCATCATCATTTATATCCTTGCAAAAATCGTCATACGACCCCAAATCGTACTCCTCCGACAATGCATTATATAGTAATTGTTTATTATCTGTTGCCATATCTTACTTCTTCATTGGATTTCTTTTCTTCTGTTTACTACCGCTACCATTCCCGGTCGTTTTGCTTGCCATTGGGCTCGGCTTTTTAGTACCGCTTCCGGATCCACCGGCACCCTCTGTTCTGACAGTTTTAGTTGTTTGATTGCTGCCGACACCACTCTTTGTCGTTACCGATGTGCTGGTCTTGCCACCAATAGTCCAACCGTTGGCTGTTGCAATACCATAAGCATGTGCAGTACTTGTCGCAGGGAATTCATGTATATTACCCTTTGAATCCACAGCCTGCCACATAGCCGTAGCCTTTTGACCGCCTCCTGATCCTGTCTTTGTGCCGACCCGATAATTTTTGTCTATTTCAGACTTTTTAAGTTGATCTTCATACTTTGCGTCAATCTGTGCTTTGAGAGTCAATGCATCCTGGTATGAAATCTTCCCTGCCATTAGTTGCATCTTTAAATCTGACATCTCCTCATCGCGTTCAGCCTTTGCTTCTGCGCGAGCATCAGCCTTCTCTTTGCGTTTATCTTCGAGCTCTTCCCTCTCAATGCGATGATTCCACTCCTTATCTCTGAGTTCATCTGCCTGATCCAATCTGGCAGCCTCCATATACCCGCTCATGTACTGTTTGGCATTCTCCTCATAATCCTTTTTGGCCTTTTCATAGCGGTCACGAGTTATTTCCGACATATTTTTAGTCGGATCATAAGCACTCGGCGCACCTTTGCTCGTATAATATAAGTTAGCGATGCCGGATAATGTATCGCCGAGTGCTGAAAATAGTTGGCGACGACGGGCACGTTTCTCTTCATCTTTTAGTTCATCATTACTTTTGCGCTTAAAGGGAGTTGATTGCTGATAAAGATCCCTCCAAAAGTTGTGCGGACTCTCGCCATCATTATCCGGTTTAGGCGTTTGCTTCACCGGAGCTGCAACATTAAGCGCACCACGATTTATCACATCTTTTGCTGAAGTAGGATTGTTAGGCATACCCGCATTAGTTACCTTACGAGTCACCTCTGCCACCTCGGGTATGCCTCCATCTTCATAACCTGCACTTGCCGTTGGCTGCTGTGCCGACTGTTCATCAGTTGTCGTATTTCCTGCTGACTCTTCCCCATCCGGCAAAGTCGTAAAGTTCTGTTGACGAGGAATGCCCAATAATTCATCTTGTGTTGTTGCCATACTGATACTATTTAGCGCCAAGGTAATCATCAACTGCACCTCCGAGCGTACCAAACGATGAGCTAAGTCCCTTGGTGCTCTCTGCTATATTGTTAGCCTTTTGCAATTGGAGATTATTAAGCGAGTTGTCATACTGTTGATCTCTCTGCATATACTGCTGCTCTATCTGGCTCTTACGAGCATCACTCTGAGCTGCAATCTGAGCATTAGTATCTGCCATAGCGCTTGCGTTAGCTGCCTGGGTAGCCGCTACGCTCTCATCAGTGCCACCCATTACAGCTGCAGTTCCGGCAGCCGCCTTGTTGCGCTCACGTATGCGCTGCTCAGTAAGATTCAGCAGACGTTGTGCCGACGCTGTCTGTGTAGCATCTTCGTTATATCGTCTGTTATACCAATCCTCGTTCTTCTGCTTCTGCGACATAATGTTATTTCGCAGTGTTTTCATCGCCTTGTTTGCCTGAGCCTGACCAATCATCTGCGTGGCAAATTGTAGCCCGGCTCCAATCATACTACCTATACCTGCCATAATCTGAATATCTTAAATGATTTTTGGCGAAAATACACATTAAATTTGCATCAGTATTATTAACTTAAACTTTATCGAACATGGCAAAAGGTAAAAAAACCGGCGGACGACAAACC